TGAAGGTCCTATTGATAGTTTATTCTTAGATAACTGTATTGCTATGGCTGGTGCTGATGTTTCACTTAAAATACCTGCTGAACAATGTACAATGATATTTGATAATGAACCTCGTAATGAACAGATTGTAAATAGAATGGTTGACGCTGTGAACAAAAATTATAAAGTTGTAATTTTTCCTGAGTCATTGAAATATAAAGATATTAACGATATGGTTATACACAAAAAAGATGTTGGTGAGGTATCTGAACTTATATATAATAACACACAAAAGGGACTCTCGGCCCTTCAAATCATAAACAACTGGAAAAGGATATAGAAATGTCAAACACCCTCCCTACGAGCTATCAACAATATATACACAAATCAAGATATGCAAGATTTTTAGATGATGAAAAAAGGAGAGAGAGTTGGACAGAAACGGTTAGTAGATATTTCGATTTTATGTCGAACCATTTAAAGACAAAACACAAACATATTATCCCAAATAGAGGCGAACTAGAAGAAGCAGTTATAAATTTAGATGTAATGCCATCTATGAGAGCTTTGATGACAGCTGGTACTGCTTTAGAGAGAGATCATACTGCAGGTTATAATTGTAGTTATCTTCCAATAGATAGTCCTAGATCGTTTGATGAAGTTATGTATATTCTTTTATGTGGTACAGGTGTAGGGTTTTCAGTAGAGAGAGATAATGTAGCGAAGTTGCCTAGAATTGCAGAAACATTAGAACCTACTGATACAGTAATTGTTGTAGAAGATAGTAAAACTGGTTGGGCAAAAGCATACAAAGAATTATTAAGTCTATTATGGATGGGACAAATACCTAAAATTGATGTATCAAAAGTTAGACCTGCAGGTGCAAGACTTAAAACTTTTGGTGGTCGTGCAAGTGGTCCTCAGCCATTAGTAAATCTATTTGACTTTACAATTAATACATTTAAGAATGCTGTTGGTCGTCAACTAGATTGTTTAGAGTGCCACGATATAGTTTGTAAAATAGGTGAGGTAGTTGTTGTTGGTGGAGTTAGAAGATCAGCATTAATCTCATTAAGTAATATTCAAGATGACGGTGTTCGTAAAGCGAAGAATGGACAATGGTGGTTAACTAATCCGCAAAGAGCATTAGCAAATAATAGTGCTTGTTATAGTAGAACGCCTGATATTGGGTTGTTTATGCATGAATGGAAATCATTATTTGATTCTAAGTCAGGAGAAAGAGGGATTTTTAATCGTGAGGCAGCTAAAAAGAAAGTAGAAGAAAATGGTCGTAGAGAAACCGAACACGAATTTGGAACTAATCCTTGCTCAGAAATTATATTAAGACCATATCAATTCTGTAATCTAACTGAGGTAGTTATTCGAGCTTCAGATGATGAAAAGTCATTAAAGAAAAAAGTTAGACTTGCAACACAATTAGGTACATATCAATCAACACTAACAGATATCAAATATTTAAGAAAGATATGGCGTGATAATACTGAAGAAGAAAGACTATTGGGTGTTTCACTTACAGGTATTATGGATAATAAATTAACTATTAAAGCTGAAGAAGAATTATTATCTGCTATGAGAAAAATGGCAGTAGATACAAATAAGAAACTTGCTAAAGAATTAAAGATACCACAATCTACAGCAACAACTTGTATTAAACCTTCTGGTACAGTTAGTCAATTAGTGGATAGTGCTTCAGGTATACATACAAGGCATTCTGATTATTACATTAGAACTGTAAGAGGTGATAATAAAGATCCTCTAACACAAATGATGAAAGACCAAGGCATACCTAATGAACCTGATATAATGAATCCTCAAGTAAGTGTGTTTTCATTCCCAACGGCTTCACCTAAAGGGGCAATTACTAGAAATAAATATACAGCTATAGAACAGTTAGATACTTGGTTGAAATATCAAAGACATTGGTGCGAACATAAACCTTCTTGTACAATTTCAGTAAGAGATCACGAATGGATGGAAGTTGGTGCGTGGGTATATAAACATTTTGACGAAGTATCAGGTGTGAGTTTCTTACCACATTCTGACCATACTTACCAACAAGCACCATATCAGGATATAGATGAGGATAAGTATAAAGAGTCTGTAAAGTTAATGCCAAAGAGTGTTGACTTTGAGAAACTTAGTGGGTATGAGAGTGAAGATAATACAACTGGCACTCAAGAACTAGCTTGTACAGCTGGTGCCTGCGAACTAGTAGATATAACTTCACCGGTAGCCGCCTAATGTTAAAATGTGATAACTGTTCGGCAGAATACGAACTGAAACACGAAATGGATAGGGAACATTATATTCCTGCATATTGTCCATTTTGTGGTTGGGAAAGAGATCAAGATGAAGAGGATTATTTAGACGATATTTCTTTTCACGACTCAGATGATTAAAGCAATAGGCATTGACTATTCATTATCTTGTCCAGCTATTTGTGTAGAAACAGATCACGCTGAGGATTTCTATTATCTTACAGATAAGAAGAAATATGAAGGTACATTCAGACCAAATATAACCGGTACTCTCCATAAAGGGTATCTATCAGCTCAAGAACGATACGAGAATATTGCTGATTGGGTTATCTCCACAATTAGATCATACTATCCAGAACACGCTGTAAATCCAAAAATGCCAATGATTAATTTGGAAGACTATTCTTTTGCGAGTAAGGGTAAAACCTTTCATATTGCTGAGAATATGGGCTTATTGAAATACAAGTTTTATAAGTCAAATATCTCATTTCATCTTATAGCACCCTCCTCAGTCAAGAAATATGCGACAGGAAAGGGCAATTCTAATAAAGAGAGTATGATAGAAGCATTTAGAGAAACCACCGGGATTGACCTTCTCAGCGAGTTAGATTGTAGTTATAATTCGCCTGCCTCAGACATAGCTGATTCGTACTTTATATGCAAATATCAAGCGGAAAACCCCCTAAAATAGTGTTGTATTTTTGCAACACCCCTCAAATAAAATATAAGTCATTGATTCTAAACGGTTCTTAATCCATTTTGTGCTTGTTTTACTCATTGGAAGATGATAAGATTAGTCATAAAACAAAGAAAAACAAGGACAAAATATGACTTTATTACTAATAACAACATTAACATTGACTGCTTTTTTCGCTTATTGTGGGGCAGTCGCTTTCTACCAAAGTTTCAAACAAGAATTTGGAGAACTTTAAAATGAAGAAGATACAAGTAAAAGATAAATTTAGAGAACAATTAGAAGTGAATAAATTAATTAAAGAATACTTATATAAAGGCGGTAAGATTAGAACTGTACCAAAAGTTGAAAGAGAGGCCGCTTGAATGATAGAATTTATAATAATGATTGCATTATGTATTACGGCAGTAATAGTAATTGGGAAAATATTACTATGACCTCAAAAGTGTATGTAGATATGGATGGCGTGATAGCTGACTTTTTCTCGGCACTTGCAGAATTTAGAAAAGTAAATCATTGGAAAGATCAAGGCGAAATTACACTTGACACTTCCATCAAAGAATTACAAGGTACAAACTTTTTTGAAACCTTACCCGTATTTCCTTTCGCTAAAAAATTGATTACTTTAGTTAAGTCCTATACGGGTGGAGATTGGTATATCAATACCTCTCCACTCAGGGATGACCATGAGAACTCAGAATATTACAAGACTAAGTGGTTAAAGAAAAACAATTTTGATCCGAAAGACATTATAGTTACCAAAAGAAAAGAATCTTATGCGGTTGATAAAAAGACTGGTATAGCAAATATACTGATAGATGATAGACCAAAGAACCTACAACGCTGGGCAGATAGAGGCGGAATCGGTATCAGATATCAAGCTAATGAAGATAGTTTAGAGTTAATTAAGAAAGGACTGGAAAGAGCTTATGGAACCATAGCAAACACAAATGGCAGAAACACCGAGAGTAAAGTCACCCACGGTGACGAGAAATCTATGCCAAAGGAGACTGACCGTGGGTAGTCTATTATATAAAGATATGAGCTTGGTAAACCTTCGGGCTGACAAGACATCTTTGAATAGACTAAACGAAAACAACAAAGGAGTAAATAAGTGAACGATATAATAGAATTTATAAACGATCTAAAAGAAGTGGAGGGTGCTTTGGCAGTAACCCATCCTATTCTAATACAAAAAATTGCCAAATACCAAAGAAGATTGGAAGAATTTGAAAATGCCAATGATCCAGAATTGGAAAAAGACTTCTTCCAAAGTGGCGGGGAATAACGCTTGACAAATATAACAAATAATGATAACCTAAAGAAAATAAAAGGAGAGAACTAATTATTATGGGAATATACTCAGAAAAAGAAAACTTATACAATGAATTTGCAGAATGTAAAACCAAAAAGGCTAAGGTCAAATGGTTAACTGAATTAAAAGCATTCAGAATATCACATCCTCACGAATTTAGAGGTAATAAATTATCAGTCAAAAATATTGAAAATTTGATTGAAGCATGGTCTCAAAAGAACCCACACAAATATATCAAAGATAAATTAGGTATTACAGCTAGAGAAGATAGAGAACGAAGAGCAGAAGCCTTTAAACGAGATAAAAAAGATGAGGATTAAAAGAATACCATTAACAAAAGAACGGATCGCTTCTTTGAAATTCCACGAGAGATTTCTTAGAAGGTTCGGCATAGGTAAATCACGGACCATTAGTGTAGTGGTTAACACGCCTGCCTGTCGAGCAGGAGAACATCGGTTCGAACCCGATATGGTCCGCCATTTACCTAAGGGTAAAGTTGGAGGCACTAAACCTGTTGTTAATTGGAAAAAAGAAGAGAGTAGGAATTTTACGATTGCACCTGCATATAATAAAGGGGCATATCAAGTTATTAATAAATCGGATGTAAAGGATATAGGAAGATGAATTATATTAGATATTATTTAACAATGACATTAATATTGGTAACAGTTTTACTGTTAACGGTATCATCAAATGCATTGGAACAATTAGATAATGAGGGACCTATATACGGTGAATGTAAATACTATACCGAAACAGTTATAGAGGATGGTGTTGAAGTTTCAAAAATTGAAAGACGGGTTTGTGATGAAACTAAAAAGATTGGTGAAGAACCAAAAGATGATGATGAAATAGAAACTTGGACAATGGAAGATCATCAAAAAATGCAAATGTTTGAAACGGGTTTAATTTTATTCTTATTATTTGCATTGGAGAATATGTAATGAAATTAAAGCGGATGTCGTATAAAAGTATTATATTTGGTTTCCAACCAAATGAACTAGGGGCAGTACCTAGCATCCGCTCCAAAAGTGGGAGAATTAATGATAACTCTTGAAGTTAAATTAAGAAAAAAAGATTTGAAGGAACTTATACATTATGGTAATATTGCTGGATTTATGGGTTCACTTGATCCAATGTTCTCGCCTTTCTTCGAGGCGATTACAAAGTATCTAAAAATTAATAATTTGGATGCTCAATTAAAAAAGAAGAGGAGAAAAACCAAATGATTAAATTTTTAGTCGGATTTATTTTAGGTGCAATATTATTATACTGTTATCCTGAAATAGGTATAGAATCAATTAATACTGTTAAGGAGGTAATAAATGAATTCTAAATTAATTGCTACACTAGTAATAGCAACAAGTCTTTTAACGGCGTGTGCTGGTACAAAAACGGTGGGCATAAAACAAGAAGCGACCTTTGACAAAGATGGTACAATGAGCCAGGTACTAAGTGAAGTACCACAATGGTATCTTGACCACGATGTTGAAAAAGGTCTAATAACTAATAGGGATGCAGATAACTTCATTTATGGGGTTGGTACTTCTGTTAGTCCTGATTTACAATTAGCAATAGATAAAGCTATGTTAGTTGCAAAATCAGATTTGGCTGACCAAATGAGAGGTCAAATGAATAAAAAGGCAGAAATGTATATTACTGAACTCGGTGCCGAGGGTAATAAACAAATAGCCTCTAGGGTTGAAAGCACTATTGTTAATATAATTAAAGATACAAAGGTTGTTGGATATGAACAGTTTGAAAAAGATGTGTTTATAACTGCTGACCAGAACTATCGTGTTTATATTGGATTAAGATGGTCGCATACGGACTCTAATAGATTATTTTCGTACATACAGGATGAAATTAATCTTGAAATAGAAATGGCAGCAGACATTGACGAACTCGCTAAGGCGGCTGTTAATGATGTAATTAATTCTGCTCCAGTAACCGAGGTTGAGGTACAGTAATGTCAATTAAAGTGTACACTCAACCAATGTGTACCTACTGTAATGCGGCCAAGAAATTATTAGAATCTCTTGGCCTAGAATATGAGTCGGTACAAGTCGAGAAAATCGGCATTGAGGAATTTCATAAACAGATTGGGAAACCAGTTAGAACAGTTCCTCAAATTATGATAGATGATAAACTTATCGGAGGGTTCAACGAACTTAAAGAACATTTTGTTAATGAAGGCAAGATTAACTTTAAGGGAGAACTCGTATGATTTTTAAGAAATATAAGTTTATTACAGAATGGAAACCCATAGAGATAGTTGCTCTTAATACAGATTATGCTATTAAGAAGTTTATTAATCTAGGGTTGTCCGTAGATGATATCCTCGCTATAGAAACTTATAAATAGGTATATGATACCTTATAAGAAGTATATAACCGAGGGCGTCTATGATCCTCATATTTTCAAGGCATTCTTTCTAGCAGGAGGACCTGGTTCAGGTAAATCCTATGTGTCAAGAAATATGTTTGCAGGAACAGGTATGAAAACTGTAAACAGCGATGCCTTTTTCACTAGAGCTTTAAAGAAAGCGGGTATGGGGTTAGATATACGAAGTGTAGAAGGTGGTTTGTTAGATGTTATGAGAGGTAAGGCAAAGAAAATTGCAGGTAATCAGTTAGACAAACATTTAGCAAATAGATTAGGTGTAGTCGTAGATGGAACAGGAAGAGATTACGATAAATTAGCAAGGGATGTGGCAGACGCTAAAAGAGTTGGGTATGATTGTTATATGATATTTGTTAATACAACTCTAGATGTTGCCCTAGGAAGAAATAGAGCAAGGGAAAGAAAAGTATCAGAACCAGTTGTAATGAAAAACTGGAAAGGTGTACAGAAAAATAGAGATAGATTTAAAAGTTTATTTGGTGCCTCTAATTTTAAAATGGTTACCAATAATAAAGATAATGATAATGAAACAAATGCACAGATATTTAAATCTGTTAGAGTATTATTAAATAGACCACCATCAACTTGGCAGGCAAAAGCTTGGATACAAAAAGAATTACAAAAAAGAAAAAGACCATGACCGCAGATATACTCCAGTTTCCCACACACAAATATATAAAAAACCTTAATAAAAGACCTCAGTTATCTCAGGAAGAGCAAAATAAGGTTACATTAATGAATGCTAAAAGAAATGCTGATACATTGTCAGAAAGTTTAGCAATAGATATTCTCACCATACTACAAGAGCAAGTTTCCAATATGCAATCGGCAGAATTTATAGCTGATTTGGCAGTATTAATAGAAATGATAAAATCCACATTATATAGAGAACACGATTTACCACACCCTATACAAGAAATTATTGCTAAAATAGCAACTGTAAAAGTTTTACCAAATGGTGAAAAGGTCACGGAATTGAACTATAAACCAATTTTAAGACCAAATGAGGAGAATGTAGAGATAGAATTTGTACCTGAAACGGACTAATTCTTATAAATAATAACATTGATAACTTAAAACTTAATCAACGATTAATCTGTTAAGGAGAATAATATGGCAACAACAGACGACATACTAGGTGTCAACCGACTACCTAACGAAACAACAAAGAAAATAATGCAGAATAAACTTGCTACTGATACTGGCAAGGTCACCTTATTGAGTGAGATATGCTTGAAGGTGAATAACGCAAAAGACAAGTCAAAGAAACTTAGAGTACTAAGAGAGAATGATAGTCCAGCTTTAAGAATGGTCCTTAAAGGGGCATTCGATCCTAAAATTAAGTGGGATTTACCACTTTCGGGTGGACCAATTCCTTATACTCCAAATGACGCACCAATCGGTACTGAACATACTGCTCTTATGCAAGAAGCAAGAGGATTATATAGATTTACCGAAGGCGGAGATACAACAATCAATCAAAATAAAAGAGAATTGATGTTTATCCAAATGTTAGAAGGATTATGTGCTGAAGAAGCTGAATTCCTAATCCATGTGGTTAGTAAAGACTTGAATAAAGTATATAAAGGGTTAACGGCGAATCTCGTAAAAGACGCATTCCATTGGGACGATAATTTTATGCAGAAACAACCGTCTTATCCAGTTTAATTTCGCAGTTTTCTAGTAGGAATAGTGCTTGATGTACCAATCTTTCTATGTTATAATATAAATAATAAAGAATCGTAGAAAGGTGGGTACAAATGGCAAGATATAAGAAACTGGCAACAGTCTTAAAGGGAGTGGATAAGAGAAAAACTTATAAGCCAACTAAAAAGAATGCTGTTATGATGTTTAATATATTGAACTATGCTATATTCAATGGTAAATTAGATTTACCTGAAATCAGAATAAGAAAACTAAGAGGTGCTTTTGGTGAGTATTGTTATGATACTGAAGATCCTGAAATTACAGAAATATCCCTAACGACCAAATACCATAATATGAAACATTTTATTACGGTCTTAGGCCACGAAATGGTACACCACTATCAACATACGATTCAGGGAGATACTGGAAATCACAACCATAAATTTTACAGATGGAGAAACAAGTTTGAAAAAATGGGACTCGAATTAAGCCGAGTCGCATAACTACATTATGGATAAACTGAATAAAGCGGAGAGGAAACTTATCCGTGATATATTAAACAATCGAAGAGCAGTACATAAGACACCTATTAGAAAACTTGATGGTCCTAATAAAGAGTGTAAGATATATGAAGCTGCTTTAAGTCTTTACATTAAAGGCATAATTAAAATTTCCCGAAAAGTTGATGTTGAATTTGAAGGTCCTCATAACGAGGCAACCCAATTTTATTATGAATGTAAACCATGGAAAACAAAACGAGAACTAAGGAGGGTTTTATGATTAATCATTTAACTAGCGGTGTAATTGCAGTAGTAATAACTGTTATTACATTTTTTCTTTTAGAATGGGCACATAAAGATACTCAGTATGTGTCAAAACTACCTGTGTCTGAACCTTCAGTTGTAGCTGAAGATTCAGTTGTAGCTGAAGATGATACACAATTTATTGAAAGTATCCAACAAGTATTACTTGAACCAGATATTTACAATGATACACAGGAACAATTTGTCAATTCATTAGATCAATGTATAGATTTTGTTTATCAAGATGTTGCTGAAGAATATCAATTACCCAAAGAATTAATAGTTGCACAAGCAATTTTAGAATCTGGTTGGGGACAATCCAGGTTTGCTGAAGTAGGTAATAATTTATTCGGCATAAGAACTTTTGATAAATCAGAAAATTGGATGTTACCTAAAACTATGAAACATTGGAAAGGTTGGGGTGTAAAAGTTTATCCTACTAAATGTTCTAGTGTTAGAGATTATGTTCGTATTATTAATGAGGTATGGGCATATGAAGAATTAAGGGATGCTAGAGATAACAATCCTAACATATCTGCTGTAGAGTTAGCCGTCTACCTAGACAAGTTTTCCACCAACCCTAAATATACCAAGTTAGTAATTAATATTATAAAGACAAAACTTGGGAAATATGACTTATCTTAATGATGTACACGGTATAATAATAGGCGGATTTCAATCTTTCGTTGGTGATGAATGTGTCCATGATTACAATGGCAATTTAATACAGATAATAGATACCCCACCAGGACCAGGTGCTAGAGAACACCTAGTCAATATTACTAGAGCTCATGGCGCTCACAAAGTTGCTTCATTTTTAAGAGAGTACGGCGCTGATGTTGAAGTTATAGATTATGCTTTTGCTTGGGAATTAGAAGAATGGAAAGATTTGTGGAAATCTAGATATAACAGTAAAACACTTTTCCTATGTATCTCAACAACCTTTAGACAATCATCTTTATATTTGTGGCAATTCACAGAATGGGTTAGAGAAAATTACCCACATATTCATATAATAGGTGGTACACAATCAATAGACAAAATATTACCATATAAATTAGATTGGTATGTATTTGGGTATGGTGAATATGCTATGCTTGAATTAGTAAAAAATCTTAGGGATGACACTCCAGGGAAAATGAAATATTATCAAGTAGGGGGAAAGAAAATTATTAATGCTCAAGAACACTATAAGGCATTCCCTAAGAAAAGTATGAAGATTTCCTATGAAGATAGAGATTTTATAAAAGCTTTTGAAATATTACCTATGGAATGGTCAAGGGGTTGTGTATTTAGATGTGCTTTTTGTACATACCCAATATTAGGTGTTAGGGACGATCATAGTAGGGATGAAAATGATCTATATAAAGAAATGATGGAGAATTATGAAAGGTGGGGTACAAAACATTATGCATTATCAGATGAAACAGTAAATGATTACCATGAAAAGTTAGAGAGGTATGCTAAAGTAATAAAGAAACTACCCTTTAAACCTAGATTTGGTGGTTATGCTAGAGGCGATATTCTTGTTGGCAGAAAGAAATCTTGGGATACATATATCGAGTTAGGATTTATGAATCAATTTTATGGGGTAGAATCCTTACACCATCCTTCAGCTAAGGCTGTAGGTAAAGGAATGGATTCAGGAAGATTGAAAGACGGGCTATTAGAGTTTAAAGAATATGCTTATAAGAACCATGATTTCTATGCTGGACATATAAGTTTAATTGCTGGGTTACCTAATGAAACACTAGAAACGCTTGATGAAGGAAAAAAGTGGATTAGAGAAAATTGGAGTGATAACTTTTGTGCTATAGGTACTTTATCAATAAATTTACCTATATATCAAGGTAAGTATGGTTGGATAGCAGAAAAGTTAGCTACCTTATCTTTGATAGATAAGGATCCTGAAAGTTATGGTTATAAGATTTTAGGTGAAATGAGAAAACAAGGATTATGGCAGTTAGATAAGATAGATGAAGAAACATTTAACAATGCAGGTTTGCAATATGGAGTACCTGAGGATAAAAAAGATGAAACCCCTAGACGAGTACAAGTTAAATGGGAAAATAATATGGGATTAAATATTAAGGATACTTCCGAGTGGTTAAGAACGAATGGATCCATATTAGCAAGTGGTACTTTTCCTACTTGGTCTATAGCTGAATATCTTATAGACCCTAATTTAAATTATGTTGATATGATGTTGAAGAATGATAAGGCGAATAGATTGAGAACTATATCTAGCAGTCATTATCTTGAGGATGAAACTCCTGCTTGGGCAAGAGCTCCTAATAGTGAAATACCACCTGGAGGAGTATTGGTTAATAAAAATAGAGAATTATCAAAAGACGAATATTGGGATCCTGCTAGTGGTACCTATGTAAATAAAAAAGATGATGTTGCAACAACTGTAAATCAATCAATAGCCCACCAAAGTGATTTAGAAGGCACTCAGTTTACTAGTGCTGGATTTAATATATTTTACGATCATAAAAAACTTAAATTGAATTATATTAGAGATTATAAAAGGAATAAACTAAATGCCTAATGTGTATCTACAAAAAGATTTAGGAAAATCAGGAGAAATAGGCAATATCTTACATTCATATAAAGAAGATATACGGAAAGAGTTTTTTAAAAATAATAAACATTTAGGATCTGAAGAACAGTTTACTAGTCCTCAACCAAAAGAAACTTTACTTAGAACGGGAATACTTAGTACAGGATATATTATAAGGTGGATTTTAAAAGAATTAATGCCTTTAGTGCAAAAGGTTATAAACAAAATTAGAACAGGCAAATGGTGGGGAGATACAGATTATAAAGATCATATGTTTGTTATAGGTAATTGGAAAATGCAACCATTAATATTTAATAAAGTCTATGTTTGGAAGAATGATGTGGATAGATATACAAATGTTGAAAATGTACAATTTGGCACAGTTGGGTCTTTTGATCTTGTAAAAAGATCATACCCTAAAACTACCGAAATGTTAGAAAAAATAAGAAATAAATATGGTAGAGATAGTATAGTTAAAGCTACATATTCATTATTAATAGCAGGAGGATATATTCCTGTTCATAAAGGATTAGAAAATCACGATTCATATGCTGTAAGAATACATATACCTATTATAATACCTGAACATACAAAAGATCAGTTATTTTTTGAGTGTAATGGTGATATAGTATATTGGACAGAAACATTTGGATTTGATAATCAGGCATTTCATACGGCTAGAAATAAAACAAATTATAATCGTTTAGTCTTTATGGTGGATATAAGTAGAAAGGCATTAGATTTACCTAAACAAGAAAAAAGAACAATGCCTTTTTTAACAAGATTTTTTAGATATCATTTAAGATTAGGTAAGGAGTTAAATTAATGAGAATACTGACAGCAATATTAACTACTAGAGATATAAACAAATTTAAAAGGTGTTTAGAAACAATAGTGCCACAAACCTCTTGCCTTGTGGTTTGCAATACAACTGATCCTGATTATGGAAAGGAAGTAGAAGATGTTTGTCGTCTTAAACCAGTTAGGGTTATTCATACACCATCAACAGGTTGGCCTAGTGCTGGTAAACAATCAGTATTAGATTATTTTAAAAAGACTGATTATGATTATTTGTTTTTAGTAGAGGGAGATGATTTTATATACCCAACTACTTTAGAAATTTTAAATCATATGGTTGAAAGACACAACCCAATAGATATCCTAGCCTTAACTAATCAGGAAGTATTAATGGGTGAACTTATGTCCATGAAAGATTGGAGAACTTCTGATTTATTTAACCAACGAATGACACCTGAATTAGAAAAACTACCAATAGATACAGTAAGATCATTTTTACAAAATACAAATACTGCTATAGAAATTACTGAAGATGGTATTAATAGAATTGTATTATATTCCAAAAAGGGTGCTGAGATTGAATATGACACTAGAATAAAAAGTGGAGATGACTTTGTATTTGGATGTGAAGCTAGATTGCTACACGAAAAAGGTGATATCGTTATGTACTTGACAGATTGTCCTGAGTTGTATGTGTATGACCAAAATGATAAGATTGGTTTTGCCACACCAGAGAAATTGGACAATATTGGTAAATACATATATCCTGAAGAATTTAAAAGCTTGACAGATACGCTAGGACCTGATATAATAGAAGTAATACATAGACTCACATATGACGAGAGAAAAAAATACATTAAGAAAACAGCGAATAGCAAGACTATCTTTGGCACGGCTAAAAGCAAAAGATCCTGATATGAAAAGAATTTGGGGTAATAAAATAGACTATCTTGAAAATGGTAAATACGAAAACTATGGCGACAACCCCGAATGGAACAAACATTGGTCTGAAGTTTTTAGAAAGATGAGATAATGTTGGATGTAGATGAAAATGAAATGTTAGAAGTCCACCAAAAGGTATTGGACTTTGCTGGTGAGTTGGCACTCAAAGGTGTTAACCCAACAATGATATGTTCCGTTTTGATAGCTGTTGCTTTAAGAAGTTATAGATCAGTTATGACTCAAGAAGAGGTTGTTATGTTGTTAGAACATATGATTGATGATATAGACCAAGTTAAACCTTTTGACATTCCATCGCTACACTAAATACTACTATGCCGATATATACATTTAGAAATAAACACACAGGTGAGGAGTGGGAAGATTTAATGACCATATCTGAAATGGAAACATTCACAAAGAAACGAAATATAGAACTAGTACCCACAAGCGTAGGTATAGTTAGTAGTGTGGGTCAAATGGATAGTAAGATAGATGGTGGGTTCAAAGAAGTTTTAGGCAAGATATCAGACGCACACCCACATTCAGCACTTGCTGATAGATACAGAAAACGAGGGGCAAAAGAGGCTAAAAGTAAAGCAGCCCTAGATAAAATTAAAAAGAAGTACGGTAAGATAACGGATTAGATAAATAGTACTGTTGCTGTCGAGTACATTTACAACACCGTGCTTTAGCACATAATAAGTTGAGTAAGTCAATCCGACAATGCAACATCCGGGGCGAGTAGGGCACCGGACAGGCGATTATAAGACTACTCGCCCAACCAAAAGGAAAGAATATGGATTTAGATTTTTTAGATGGTTTTGATACCGATTTAGATTGGGGTTTTACCACTACTGACTCAAAACCTAGTGAAACAAAAGATACTGAAGCAGTTGC